TTTCCATTCCAATTCTTCTTTAGTTAATAATCTATTTGAGTTTAAATCGCTATATTGATGCATGAATGTTGGATCATTTTGCGGAACTAAAGATTTTTGTCTTTTATTTCTTATTTGTTCCCATAACCAACCTTTATATAAATTTATCATTTGGACTTGTCTATATGTTACTCCAAGATTTTCACAAATATTTTGAAAAGCATAATAATATCTTATACTTCTATCTATCCAATATTCAATACCACCTCTTAAATCGTTGCGATCATTATTCCAATGGGATTTACAGAAAGTAGATTTATAATTACTAGGAAATTGTACATCTATAAAGTCACGTCTAGGCGCTGTTGACCAAGCAGGAATAACTAATCCTATATCGTTTATATTGAGGGTTTGTACTGTATCTACTAGTGAACTGTAAATGTATTCTTGTCCTGCACCAGACTTGGATAGATTGATACATTTCATATCTAATTTTTTTGCTAATAATTCAGGCCACTTTGGCCAAGAACAATCCATATCTGGATGTAAATGAGATGTCCATTGAACGTCTGAATAACTACAACCACTTATTAATAATATTTTATCCATAATATAAAATTATCTATCCTATTACATTCGACTTTTGCGGGAAAATTCTACCCCACCAGCTTTACCATAATGAGTTTCTATTTTTAATTTATCTTTATCTTCTCTTAATCTGCAATGATGTTTACAACAATGTAATATTTTATCCATATTTCGTTCCCTTAAATTTTTTTCAAATTCTTGCCATTCTTTTGAAAATAATATCTGTTCTATATCTTCTACTTCATTTATTTTACTTACTTTTAATAACTCTTTCATTATAGGGTGATTTAGGGTATTGGCGTTATCTAACCAACAACACGGTATTAAATGTCCTCTATTACTTACAGCTGCTTGTTGAGATTTTATTTTATTCTTAAACATACATCTAGGCATTAATTTTATTGGTCCTTTAGGAGTTAGATAGTTTGATGTTACACCTGCCTTAGGATTATTTTTTCTCATCTTTTTGTATCTAATCTATATTTTTGTGATTTTGGTATTAAAGGATCGTCTTTACTTGACCACCTTGATGATTGTACTTCTATAAATCCTAATCCATTATCAAATGCCATTTGTTTAGCTTTCTCTACATTATGTTCATTGTAACTGAAGATTATAAATTGCCAAGAAGGTGTAAGATGTAAATGTTTTTTAGCTTCTAATAATATTTGAAACATCTTTGGACCGTCCTGATTTATTCTATACTTATGACTTTCTTCTGGTAAACCATCAATTGCAAAAATCCATTTAGCGTTTTCTGGATAAGCTTTAAATGCTTCTATGTACCATTTCATAGATTTAAATGTAGAGGCATTATGTATGATGGTTTTACAATCATACCTACGTAAAATTTTTAACATTTCTATAAATTTAGGATGATGTACAGGATCAGAAAGTTGGCCACAGAAATTAAACTGGTGATAATATTTAGCTAATTTTTCAATATCTGATAAATCTAAATCATAACCGTGAACTTTTTTTCCGTGATTTAAAAATTCAGTTTGTCTTTGACAGCTAGGACACTCAAGCGGACACCTGTGTGTTATATCTATATTAATACCTTTTGGGCGTTTATAAAACCAAAAGTTTTTATATTCTCTACCTTTTTCAGTATCGTTCCAGTCTGCTTCTTCAACTTCCCAATTTTTTTGTGTTTTCCATTCTCCCATTATTTTCCGCAACTGGCGCCGTTTTTCCTCTTTCATAATTCCCCAATTTGGGAATAAAGCTTTCATAAACTACTGAACCTTGTTTTAAAGTATGTCATTTATTGCCTTTATAATTACTTCTACATTTGGTTTATTAACAGGATCAGTAAGACAGGTAGCAGGCCTTTTATAGTAAACAGGTCCACCGTCCTTTATATTATGATCTCTTAAATATATAAATTTCTTACCAAAGTATTTACATTCTTGCATTATTCTTGGTGCAGGATCAAAGTTAGGTTTTGTATAGACATATGTTTCAAATAAACCTAACAAATTTTTTATAGGTACAAAGACATTGTTGTAATCAGGATTAATAAATTTATCCTTGTAAGTAATAATGCCGTGTGATTGATACAACATATAATTATGACTTATTACATCTTCAACTTCTTTATAGTATATTTCGTTTGTTCCTAAAAATAAATGTTTAAATTGAATATCTGGTTTTGGAAGTTTGTAGATACTAAAGTTTATTATTTTTTCAAAATGTTTACCAACACCATTTGGATAGACTTCATAATCGCATAAGTCATAAACTTTTTTAGGTTTAAAAAATTCTAATGCTAATGGATAATCTCTTGGGTGATTTTCTGAATAAACAGATATTAAATGACCGCCGAATAATAAATGTAAAGTTAATTGTGTATCTTTATCGTAATCTTTAATACTCCTATATGCTAGACTTAACATACTTCTACCCATAATTAAAGTTATCTCATCTGCTGATGGTGTATAATCATTAAATATAATATTTTCAAACTTTATATAAGAATCATTTATGGCGTCAATATAATCCTGATCTGTATATTTGTGATTTGTAATAATAATTAGTTGACTTTTTATACCTATAGAATTAAGAAAACAACAATGTTCATAACTATAATGTAATAGCCCATCTCCAGGCTTGGCAGTACATACTATATTCACTATTTTCATTTAATTTAACCTATCTTTATTATATCACATCCTTAATTTAAGTCAATACTTTGTGCTATTATTTATGACCATTTAAGCACGGTATAAATGCTCCTAAGTCAGTATAGTATGTATAAATAGTATTATGGCCGCTACTGCAAATTTAGTAATAGAACAAGGAACGTCATTTAGCTCGGGAATAACGGTAAAAGGATCAGATGGAACTCCGTTTGATTTAACTGGTTATACTGCGACAGCAAATATGGCAAAAGGATTTACTTCTACGAATACTAGACAGGCCTTGACTGTGGAGTTTAATACTGATAGAACTACAGGAATTGTAAATCTATCTTTAACACCTGCACAAACTACAGCTTTAGACGCACCTTCAAGGTACGTTTATGATTGTGATATTACGGCAAGTAGCGGAACAGTTACAAGAGTTATTGAAGGTCTTATAACTGTAAAACCGAATGTATAACTAAATGAAGTTAAATAAGGAGAAAACAAAATGAGTAGTGAATTGAACTCAAAAAAAACTGAAGCAACTGGTAACCAAGAGCAAACATTTAATATTGATGGAAAAGATTATAAAAGAAGTGATCTGTCAGTAAGATGTATAAACTCTATTATTATCAGACAAGATTTGCAAGCTACAAGAGTCAAACTATCTTTAGAGTTAGAAAAAGTTAATATTCTACAAAAGCATTATGATGACATAATTGCAGTAGAATTAAATCTTCCGCCAAAAAATAAGATTGAGGCGCCGAAAGATACTAGCAATAAAGAAGCGGCAAAAGTGTAGTTAGTAAGCCTTTTTATATTACCTTGTAATTATAAATATATAAATATAGTATAACAAAATTAAGGTAAATATGGCTATAACCGCAACAATTAATACGACTACATCAGGACCAAATGCTGTTTCTGTTACGGTACCGTCTGCAACATCCTTGGCACAAAGTCTAAGTTCGTTGTCAGACATAGACCTATCAGTATTAAGTGACGGTTCTATATTACAATATAATGCAAATAATTCAAAATGGAAGAGTACAAATGATTTGTTAACTGAAAATGGTAGATTATTACTGAACGGTGGCACATTTTAGATAAAAGCTATTAAAGAGGGAGATATAAATGGCGACAATTATTAAAATAAAAAGAACCACGACAGGTAATGCACCTAGTGGACTGGAGCAAGGGGAGTTAGCATATGTTTACGATACTTCGGCTACAGACAATGGTGCTGGAGGTAATGGGTATAGATTATTCATAGGTGATCCAACATCTACATCAAATTCTGCAATAGAAATTGCAGGTAAATATTTTACACAACTTTTAGACCACACACACGGAACGCTAACAGCGTCTTCGGGTATAGTAGTAGATTCAAATAAAGCAATTGATGAATTGTTTATTGGAAATAGTGCTACAGTCGGTGGTACAATTAAATTTAACGAAGGCACAAATAATGGTGCCCATTTCATAGCACTTAAATCTCCCAATAGTGTTGCGGCTAGCGTTACATTTACATTACCAGCAACTGATGGATCAGATGGTCACGTATTACAAACTGATGGATCAGGTGAATTATCATTTGCAGCTCCAGCGTCAAGTTCATTTACACTTGCTGCTGATAGTGGTGTAAGTGATACATTTTCGACAGGTCAAACATTAACAATTGCTGGTGGTACTGGTATTGGTACAACTGTATCAGACAACAATATTTCAGTTGCTATAGACGCAACAGTTGCTACATTAACTGGTTCTCAAACACTAACAAACAAAACATTAACAAGTCCAACAATCAATACTGGTACTATTAGTTTAGGTGCAAACCTAACTATGGGTGCATATAGTTTAGTTTTTGAAGGTTCAACAGCGGACGCATATGAAACAACATTAACAGTTACAGATCCAACTGCTGATAGAACAATTACTTTACCAAATGCAACAGACACATTAGTAGGTCTTGCAACAACAGATACACTAACAAACAAAACATTAACAAGTGCTGTATTAAACACAGGCGTTAGTGGTTCAGCAATCAAAGATGAAGACGATTTAACTTCCGATTCTGCTACACATTTAGCAACTCAACAATCAATCAAAGCATATGTTGACGCACAGGTTACAGCACAAGATTTAGATTTTCAAGGTGACTCTGGTGGTGCTCTTTCAATTGATTTAGATAGTGAAACATTAAGAATCGCTGGTGGTACTGGATTAGATTCAGTTGGTTCTGGAAATTCAATAACATTAAACATAGACGCAACAGTTGCTACTCTTACAGGTTCACAAACTTTAACAAACAAAACAATTGATAGTGCTAGTAATACATTAACATTAGATTTAGGTGAAGGTACTTTAACTGGTACAACTGCTGAATTTAATAGTGCATTACAAGATGGTTCTTTTACTACATTAGCAGGAACTGAAACACTAACAAACAAAACTCTTACTGCACCTAAAATTGCTGACGATGGATTTATCGCTGACGCAAGTGGTAATGAGCAAATTCTTTTCCAAACAACAGCAGCTGCTGTTAATTATTTAGAAGTTACTAACTCAGCTGCAGGCAATGGCTTTAAAGTCGGAACTGCAGGCGGTGATACAAACATTGATTTAATACTTGATCCTAAAGGTTCTGGTGTTGTTGATGTTAATTCAAGTAGAATTACAAACGTTACTGATCCATCAGGTGCCCAAGACGCAGCTACAAAAGCTTATGTTGACGCAACTGCAAACGGATTAGATGTAAAAGATTCTGCAAAACTTGCTACAACAGCTGCATTATCTGCTTGTACATACAATAACGGTAATGGTACTTTAACTGCTGACGCCAATGGCGCTTTATCAGTTGATGGTGTTGCCGTAGCAGTAAATGATAGAATATTAGTTAAAAATCAAGCCTCAGCGGTACAAAATGGTCTTTACAAAGTAACAGCAACAGGTAGTGGAGGTGCGGCTTTCGTACTTACAAGAACTCCTGACGCTGACGCAGCTTCAGAAATTACAGGCGGCGCTTTCGTATTCGTTGAATCAGGTACTGCAAATGCTGACAATGGTTATGTATTCACACACGATGGTACTCCAACATTAGGTTCAACTAATATTACAGTTTCACAATTCTCTGGTGCTGGTCAAATTAGTGCTGGTGACGCATTAACAAAAACTGGTAACACTTTAGATGTTGCTGTTGATGATAGTACGTTAGAGATAACAGGTGACGCTGTACAGATTAAAACAACCTATCCTGGTCAAACATCAATTACAACATTAGGAACTATTGCAACTGGTACTTGGAATGGTACAGCAATTGGTAATATATATGGCGGTACAGGACAAACAACATACACTACTGGTGATATGTTATATGCAAGTGGTTCAAACACTCTTGCTAAATTGGCATTAGGTGCTAATGGTAAATTGTTACAGTCAAACGGTAGTAATATAGTATATGGCGATGTAGATGGTGGAACTTACTAATCGTCAAATTAATTAATAAGTTAGGTTTATAGAGATGGCGACAGTTATAAAATTAAAAACAGGTACAAGTACACCTACGACAGGTGATATTACGGCTCGTGAGGTTGCAATTGATACTTCAGCACAAAAATTTTATATTAATGACAGTGGAACGATTAAAGAAATAGGTGGTGCTGCTACTTCTACTTTAACTACTTTATCAGATGTAGATATTTCAAGTGCTAAAGCGACCCAACATATGTATTATGATGGTTCTGAATGGGTAAATGATTTTGATTTTAATATTGGTAAAAGAATTCCCTTTACAAAAGCAGATGGCACAGCACAGACTTTAGCTTTTGTCAATAGTAAAGATATGACTACTGTTAATGGATTTTTAGATCATACAGTAGTACAATCTTATTATGTTCCATTTGTTAATGCAAGTGAGCAAACAGTAACAACATTACGGCCAGGACAACACGCTGTAGTATTGGAAACAGGATAATAATATATGGCAAGTAAAACACCAATAAAGGCAACCTTTTCAGGATCAGATGTATCAGGTCTTGCTGAATACACTGCTTCAGATTTTATATCTTTAGCAGATGGAGGTCTAGGTGCTTCCTTAACAATTGGATCAGCAGGACAAGTATTAAAAGTAAACTCTGGTGCTAGTGCTTTAGAATTTGGTAGTGTAGAAGCTATCGTAAATATAGACGGTGCAACAGATTTAGAAAGTGCTACATTAGCAGTAGGCGATAAGATATTATTATCTGATGGTGGTACTGAAGGTAGAGTATTACTATCTCAACTAGATACTTTATTTTCTGGTACATCAAAAACTCTTACAAACAAAACTATCAATAGTAATGCAAATACTTTACATATTGATTTAGATGATTTAGGTACATTTACAGGTTCATTAGCTGAATTTAACGCAGGATTACAAGGAGATAGTTTTGTTTCATTAACAGGAACAGAAACATTAACAAATAAAACATTAACAAGTCCTGTTTTAAATACAGGAGTTTCAGGCTCTGCTGTATTAGATGAAGATAATTTTGCTTCTAACTCAGCAACCAAATTAGCAACACAACAATCCATTAAAGCATATGTAGATTCACAGGCTCATTTATCATTAATTGATGAAGATGATATGTCTTCAGACAGTGCTACAAGGCCACCTTCACAACAAAGTGTTAAGGCTTATGTGGATGCTCAGGAACACGCTGTAACTGCTACAAGTACAACAACATTTACAAACAAAACATTAACAAGTCCTGTTTTAAATACAGGCGTTTCAGGAAGTGCTATATTAGATGAAGA